TTTTGTTGTCGGATTAGCAGAACGAGGAGCTGTTGGCGAAGCAGTTTTAGTTCAGAGCCTTGCAGAATTTGAACACATGTTCGGCGGATACGTTTCGTATTCGTACCTCCACCCAACAGTAGAAACATTCTTTGAAGAAGGCGGCACTCAGGCTTATATCTCCAGAGTTGTCGGCGCTGACGCAGAATCAGGAACGCTCGTTCTTGAAGATGCTGACGAGGACCCAGTATTGACAATTGACGCAAACGGTGCAGGCGCATGGAGCTCAGATGTTGAAGTTACTGTTACTCAGCCAACAGGAACAACCTTCGCAGTTATCATCTCTTACCAAGGTGACCCTGTATACAGCACAGGCAACGTAACCTCTGTGGCACAAGCTGCTGGTCGCATCAACTTGAGCTCAGTTGCTTCTCGCTACGTAACGGCAACAGCCGTTGTTGGCGCAACAACAAAGCCAGCAGTTCTTGCAGCAACAGACCTCTCAGCAGGAGACGACGACCTTGCACAGGTTGACGACGACTCACTGATTGCCGCCCTTGAAGTCTTCAACGACTCGCTTGGTACCGGTGCAGTTTCAATCCCAGACGCAGAAACGGCAACTCGCCTTTCCGTTGGTGGACCAGTTACTGACTACGATGGCACACTAAAGGCCACTCAGGACGTTTCTACTGCTCTTATTGCTCACGCAAATGCAAATAATAGAATTGCTATCTTGCACGGAGGCGCTGCCGATACTGTTGCTAACGCAATCTCGAAGGCAGGAGAACTTAAGGTTCTCACAGAAACCGAGCATGCGGCTATGTACTTCCCATGGGTTAACGTTCCAACAACGATTGCTGGCGTATCAAGGCTTATCCCGCCAGACGGTTATGTTGCTGCCAAGCGTGCACAGGCTCACAACCAAGGTGGAGCACATGTTCCAGCCGCTGGTCTCATCTCTACAGCGAGATTCGTTACAGGTACTGCTCTTGACATCAACAAGACATCTGGTGACCAATTGGATGACGAGCAAGTCAACTCAATTAGAATCATTCAAAACTCTGTAAGAATCTACGGTGCTCGTTCATTGTCAATTGACACTGAGAACTTCCGCTACATCACGACCCAAGAAATCATCAACCACATCGTTGTTGCTTCTCAGCGGTCTCTCGAAGACCTTGTCTTCGGTGTAATCGACGGACGTGACACCATCTTCTCTGCAATTACATCACGATTGATTGCAATTCTTGCTCCATTGCGCGAAGAAGGCGCTTTGTTCCAAGCATTTGATGTCAACGGAAAGAAAGTCGACAGTGGCTACACAGTTCGTTGCGACTCCTATCTGAACCCAGTCAGCCAACTAGCAGGCGGTACTGTCAAGGCTAAAGTTGGTGTTCGCACCAGCAGTGTCGGCGACAAAATTGAAGTCGACATTATCAAGTCGAATCTAACCGCTAGCGTCGTCTAAAGAAGGATATAAACATGTCAAAAGTATCTCAGCGCCAAGTACTCGCCTCGGTCGTGCCGGTTGATGCTGGCAAACACCCGAAGTGGACAGGTTTTTACTTTGCCCAGGTTTCTGGTGGAGAAATTACTGCATCTGTAGAAAAGATTTACGAAGGCGGCAAGCTCCGTCCTACCGTTCTCTGTGCACCATCTGAAGTTGGCGACATTACGCTGACCGCTCACTATGATGACGACAGAAACCAAGCAGACGGCCCTACCGGAATTGCAGAAAAGATTGCAACACTCCGCCCATTGGTTGGCCGTGCTTCGTACGACATCACAATCGAGACCTTTGACTGCGACCTCAAGGTTCCAGGCACGGACCGTGTGTACTCAAAGGCCCTTTTGGTTGGCATCACAGAGCCAGACGGTGACTCATCTTCTGGTGCTCCTGCGACTTTCTCGCTAACATTTGCCATCTCGGACGTTGAGTCCGGTGCTGGCGCAGCTGGCTGATAAATCTTCTCTTCTGAGTTCCATCACGGGCATGCGTGATGTGCTAGGTTTTCTCTTATGACAGAAAACTCTGAACTTTATACAACATCCACAGAAGATTCTTCCCCTAAAGCAAAGCAAGTCAAGGCTGCTGTTGCTGCAGAAGAGACACCGCTTCAAAAGCTTACGGGCATTGTCAAGCGCAAGGTTGAACGCTCGGTTGTTCTAATACCTGTTCCTGAACGCCCTGGTGTAAAAATCAAGATTAGCCCGAACATTACCCAGAACCAAATGAAAAACTGGCGTAAGCAAGCTGGTGAAGATACCCGCAACGGTATGGATGGAACACGTTTTGCTTGTTCAGTTATTGGCCACACCACTATCGGCATCTTGTTTGATGACGAAGAAGTATTCGATGATGCTGGCAATGAGCTGACATTTGCTTCTCCAGTCATTCTTGAGATGACAAACACAACTCGCCCACTTCCTGACTGTGTCAAAGAGTTCTTTGGAGTTGACCCTCACATTGAGGCTGCTGCCCTCTCAATTCTTGACGCTGCTGGATACTCTGATTCGGTGGACGTTGAAGACCCTACGAAGGGGTCTTCGACGAACTAGTTGAAGACCCTTTAGTCATCTCGGCAGCAAGATTAGGCGAACTGTTCGGGACAGACCCAGTAAGACTTTTAGATTCAACAGAAACTGAATGGCTAATAAGGCTTGCTTGTGCTAAAGTAATAAGTAACGACCGCGAAGAGCAGGAACGTAAATCTAGGCAATAAGCCAGATTTATTCCTACACTCACGCGATTTTCCCAAAAATCGTAAATGAGCGTGTGAGGTCTAAACGTGGCCAGGGCTGAAGGTACAGTCAATATTGAGGTAAAGGGTGCCGCTCAGGGCGCTCTGGAAGTAAAGACCCTTGACAAAGCTCTTGATAGGCTTGACGCTAAATCACGCAGACTTTCGTCTGGACAAAAAGCCGCAGCTGCCAGCACAAATTCACTTGGTACTAGCGTATTAAAAGCAAAAAGGTCTTTTGACAGCTTTGATAAAGGCGTAAAAGCGGCAGGAATGGGCCTGTCAAAATTTCTTGGACTAGCAATAAAGGGGGCAATTGCTAACTTTGCTCTTCTTTCTGTCTCACTAATGAGCGTTCACGCTCTTTTTGTCGCAGGAAAATGGCTACATAAAGCCTATTCATGGGGAATGACTGCTATGGCCGGCGCGGCCGCCAGCGCAGCAGTAGCACTCGGAACCGCAGCTGCCGCTATTCGTGAGCAGCAAGCAGCAATGTATGCGTTTACAAAGGGCGGAGCTGGAGAGTTCCTTACCGGAACAAACCAAGTTCGCAACGCAATGAGAACTCTTCAGGCTGACTCTCAGCTAGCAGGTCTTGGAGTTGCTGCACTGAACAAAGCCTACGCAGCAATGGCTAAGTCCATGAAGTCTTCGCAGATTGCACAAAGCGGTGGGTTGATGAAAAACCTCATGGACTTTGGTGCAGCCGGACAGGACCCTGCAGCAGCAGCAGACAAAGTTGGCGCGTTAATTGAAGCCCTTAATAACTCAAAAACAAGCATGTCTAAGGTTAAAGAAGCAGCAAAAGCTCTTGGCCCACAAATGGAACAAGCTCTTAAAAAAGCAAAAGTAACCAGCAAGAAACAGATGAAAGAACTCATCATGTCTGGTGAACTTGCTAAAGCCGGTGGCGTTGCTGGGCAGTTTGAGGCAGTTAACTCAACCCTCATTGGTCAAGCAAAAGCTTTCTTCACTCAGATAAAAGGTGAATTTGCAGACTTTGGTCAACAGTTTCTTGAACCAGCAAAAATTGCAATGCAAAAAATCTTCAGGATTATAAGAAGTGACCTTCTTCGCGTAAGCGGTTCTTTAGGCGAGTTTGGAAAAGGTGACTTTTTTGATGGTCTTGTTGGTATTTTTGAAAAAGTGTCTAACTTCTTTGTAAAGCTAACCAGAGAATGGCTACCCAAGACTGATGGTTTTTTTAGAAACATGGGCAATGGTTGGGAAAAATTTGCTAGATGGTTTAGGATTTCAAAAGAACAACTTAAACCGTTTGTAGATGGCGCTAGAGCCATTGAGTCGATGTTTAAACCGGTGTTTAATGCGGTAAAAGATGGATTTGTTGGGATGATGAAAGATTTCAACGTCCATGCCCAAGACCAGTCAGCAACTTTTGAAGAATTTGGAGAAAGAATTGCTGGAGTTGTAGAGCAGCTTTTTAATCTATTAAGAACAATGGAAGATATTCGAAGGAAAGCAATGCCTTTCCTTAATGATGTTCTTGGGGGTCTTACCGAAGTATTCAAAATGCTCAACTCTATGGTTGGAAGTATTGGTGGAATGTTTGGCGGTAGCGGCGGTGGGCTAATGGCCTTGGGTCTTATAGCTAGACAAATGAAAAATACCAAGGGCGGACTAATGGCCCAGGTTCCCAAAAATACTCAGACCATGAACGTAACTGCTGGAACTGTAAATCTTGGTGGACCAGGACAAGCCCCAGGAGGAAGATTGTCTTCTGGTGCCACAGGTGGAGCACCTGGCGTTCCTGGTAGCCCAAGAATGTCTACTGGACGACAAGTTGCTGGCGGTGGTGGTACTGCAGGTCAGGCAAGATACCTAGGCGGTAACCAGCCCGGGTATGCAGCGGCATGGGAAAGAGGATTGGCAAGGTTTGGTGCAAGAAGCAGTACGCCACCAGATTTCGTAGGACACGGTGGATACGACAGAAGGTCAAACGGTGCTATTCCTAGACGCTTTAGGGACTGGCGTATGGGTCGAAGTATGGACAGACATAACGTAAGAATGTCTACCGCGTACGACCAGACGCACGCAGGACCAGGAGCGGGCATCGGTACGCCAACACACGGAGCTGCTGCTGGAGCCGTAGGAAACTACACTCCATTAGGACAAAGAGTAAACCTTTCAGACGTTGCAGGGCTTCGAGCAACAGGACAAATACCTGCGGGAATGAGCAACGCTGAATATATGGCCGCCAGAAATGCTTCTGCCGCCAATATAGGTAATAGTCAAATTAGAGCCAGAGATGAGCAGATACGTAGAAATGGTGGCGGGTGGAATGTTGGCAGAACCCCAAGAGCAAGGTATCAAAATGGAAATCTTGTTCGTCAGTTTGGTGCAGGCGTAAGGGGCTTTGGTAGCAGGGGGGTTACGTCTACCCGTGGAATGTTCGGCAACATAATGAATGCTGCAAACTCGCAGGTTGACGAAAAAGCTGGGTTCCTGCAAAGCTCCATAACAGGGCGACAGATGGGGATAGAAAGACTTCACGGTCCTACTGGTGCCATAGAAGTTCTTCACCCAAAGACAGGAAACGTAGTTGCTGGGCTTGACCAGCAATCAGGAAAGTTTAAAGGCGCAACATTCAGAAATTCCGGTTTTGGGCTTAAAAGAAAACTTATGGCCCATAACATGCGTCAAACCAGAAGTAGCAGGCTTGGTTCTGCTGTTCTTGGAAATGCAGAAAAAGGCATTGGCGGTATGAACAACAGCATGGGCGCAAAAATGGCTGTCGGTATGGGT